GTCAAGATTGCTGCGGCAGCGCCGTACAGGGTTAGCCCGCGAGCGCCGGTGATGGTCAGCGTGCTGTTGAACCGATACTTGCCAGGCGGGAAGTAGATGTTCTTCGACGCTGCGATGGCGGCCTGAACAGCAGTCGTGCAATCAAGCGACAATGTGCCGGCCTGCACGTCGGCAATCTCGCTTGCGGTCATGAAGTCGAACACGCTGACAGACTGGCGCAATTTAGCCTGTACTGTTGTTGCCACAGCGCCAACGCCAGACGGCAAGAACCCTATGTTTGCAGAGCCGCCCGAGGCCGCAAGCTGCGCCAGCGTAGCAAACCCGCCCACGTTGTCCACCGTCCAAACGTCTACGTCGGTAGAAGTAGTCAGTCTAAACTTGTACAGCGCCGTGCCCAACCACACCGACGCCTCGCCGCGCGAGTCAAGGATGATTGGGTTGGCGTTGGGCGTAACGCCCCCCGCGTCTGTAAAGGTGGCAAGCGGCGTGGTTGTACCCGCCGCGTAGCTGTACAACTTACCGCCAACCAACGGAGCGCCATTGGCATCAAAGAATTGCAGTTTCGGGGGAGTTGCGATCACAGCCATGATTAATCCTTAGTCTTGGTATGCGCGGATGTTATCCGTTACGGTCAGGATGACGCTGGGGATCGCTGGCACAGGCGCCGCAGCGGCCTGAGCCAAGATCTGCACAGAAGTATTGTCTACGGACCACATCAACTCAACGTAATCGCCAGCTTTAAGTTGCTCAACGTAGTTCCACGACGTTACCAATTCGTCGTCTGTACCCTTCAGCCGCACCTGGCCGGCTGAGTTGGCAACGTTTGTGCCGTTGATGCGCAACCAGATAAAGATCAGGTGGTTGCCGCCGCTGGTGTTGTCCAACTGTGCGCTGAACTGCATGTTGTACACGCCGTTTTGTGCTACGTAGATCCTTGACGTGGGTGAGCCAATGTAGACGCCGTTCGACAGGTTTGTTGAGTTGAACGTTATGCCGTAGGCTGTGTTGATGACCGCCGCCGTTTGCGTGGTGGTGTCGTAGAACGTGCCGTAAGCGCGGTTGCGCAACTGCGGCGTGTAGACCGGCGCGGCAGCCAGCGCCTCAACTTGCTTGGTCAGTTCGGCCCACTGGTCAACGGTAACCGCTGGCGCAACAGCCAACGCCTCGACTTGCTTAGCCAGTTCAGCCCACTGGTCAACAGTAACCGCTGGCGCGGCAGCCAACGCCTCCACCTGCTTGGTCAGTTCGGCCCACTGGTCAACGGTAACTACAGGCTGCGTTTGTGAGGCTTGCTGCAATGCAGCAACTTCAGATTGAACAGCCGCAAGCGCCGTGTCGCTGTTGGGCGCGCGTTGTAGGTCTTCTAGAGTCGCAGCGCTTTGGCCGCTACCTGTCAGAAAAAACAGGTTCAGCAAAAACCGATACCACTCACGCGATATCAGGCCCGTGCGCTCATCAACCAGCGGCACCCGTGGGGGTGTGATGTTCGTGATGTTCGGCGGGCTGGTCATGCGTTGGTGCCACTGATGTTCAACTCAGCGCCCATGATGGCAATCTTTACCGGGTCCGTACCGCTGATCTCGTACACACGGTCGCGCAGCTTCATCGTCATACCAAGACGACGCCAGAACACGCGGCGTCCGTACTGACCGATGCGGCCCATTTCAGACCAATGCTCGTTTGACCAAGTGTGGCCGCCATCATCTGACCAGCGCAACATGACTTTCGGGTTGACCCCTACAGTCGTCACAGGCGTTTCGTACACCTCGTACTGCTGCAGCACAAAGTTCAGGTCAAGGGTGTCGTCAATCGGCGGCTCTGGGTCGAACGGGTCAATGCCGTTCAGCCCTACGCCCGACTCGCAGTCAAGTTGCAGCGTGTGGTGCGCTGTGCGCTTCAGGGTGTTCTGCCCGGTAGGCAGCGCCCGCCACGACCGCAGCCAACGCTGGATGCTGCCGTTGTCCGCGTAAACGTCTTGGTCGAAGGCGTAAATGTTGCCGTTCTCAAAATCTCCAACGACGATCTCGTCGCCGAAGTTCATCTGGCAGTTGCTGCGGTGCCGGGTGAACGATCCGTTGTTCCAGCCGGCACGCTCATGCCAAGCGCCGGTCGATACGTCGAACACCCAAGTCGTGTTAGCGCCGGGGAAGATCAGCACATAAAAGGCGTGGCCGTCCTGCTGATAGGTGTAGCCGATGGCGTCCGACAGGCTACCGTACTGCTGAATCTGCCATTCCACCGCGTGCGTGCTGATGCGCTGGCCGGTGTAGCCATTGGCCCGATAGACGATGCCACGTCCCCGAGCGTCAGACCCCAGCCAAAACAGCCCATTGTCAAGTTTGGCCACAGAGTACGGCGCCGCGCAACCGATCTCGTTAAACGCGCCTTGGATGCGCTGCAGCGGAAAATCTGGAGCACCTGCGTCGTACCAGACCTCAACCGAGTTGGTGCCGAACACCCACACCTCACGGTGGTCAACAATCAGCGCCACCACCCCGTCTGGAGCGCCCTCAGCGCTGGCGAAGTCCAGCGGGTCAATGCTGGTACCGTCCAGTAGCTGCGTGACCCAGATCCGCTGGCTGTTGGGTTCGTTGAAAACGAAATAGCCGTCGATGTACCCGACTGTCACGGCGCCGGGAAAATCCAGGTCGGTGATAAATCCAAAGACGTTGGTCGCGGTGTTGTAGATGTAGCTTGGGCCGTTGGCCGCAATGAACAACTGCGTGCCGTTGTCGGTCATGCTGACCGGCCCCGTGCCAGACACGCTGCCGATTAGCGTGCTGTTCCAACTGGTGTCAATCTGATACAGCTCACCTCCAGACACTACAAACGCTCGGTTTGCGTCGGAAGAAAAGCCCCACAGCCCCCGGATCGGGCCGCTGCCAACTGTGGCAAGCAGACGCAGGCCAGGGCAGCGTTGCAAGAACGCCGGTTCTTTGCCGGCCTCGGGGATGATCTCGGCAAACAAGTTCACCATGCGGTTGTCCGCAGCATTGACGCTGCGGGCCACATAGCTAGACCCGAGGATCGGCGTCTTCATGGCTTAGTAGTTGCCGGCGTAGATGTTGAACCGCTGGCGCGTCGCCACCAGCGAGTACGGCAGGCTCATGATGTCATCCGGATTGTTGATGCGCTTGAGGTTGCGCTTGGACGTCATGGCAATCCGCACCACCTGCGGCGGGGGCTCAACACCAAACTCAGGCGCGATTTCCATCGCCAAGTTGTAGGTGAACGCCCGCAAGTAGCCTGGCGGGAACGCCAGCGTGGTGGCCAGCGTGGCTGGCTGCGTCAACTCTTCCACCGAGATGAAGTGCCATTCCAGCAGCCGCGTGGGCACCGGGTAGATGTACATCTCGATGTTGGGGTAGGTCATGTTGACCCACAGCACCTGCGGGTACGTCGAGGTCACGGTCTTGACCGCGATACCGTCGTACTGCTGCTGGTTGATCAGCTTGATGCCAAAGCTGACGTTTGTGCCAGGGTCGCGGAAGTACGTCGCGTCGTCCAGCAGGATGGGCCTGTTGCCCACAAAGTCGCCCGTTGGCCCCAGCGTGCGGCTGATCGTGCTGGTAGGCCAACTGAACACTTGGTCTTGAGTGCTAAACACAGACAACCGCTCAGTATTCCAACTGTCGATCATCTGGTTCAAAGCCATCAGCGAGTCTTGCGACACGGCTGCAGACGTTGTTTCACCTTCAGCCAATACGCCCAGCAGACGCAGGGCGCGATTGATTTGATCACCCGCTGTGGTGGACATGGACAACCTCCCTACGGCGGCGAGGGCGCTCGGTCAAAGCGTTGACTGCAAGCACCGGTTCGACATCATTGTCTTGCCCCGGAGTATACCGCTCCCATCCGTTGCGTTCGTCGGCTTCGGCTTCCATTTCCAGCGTCGCCACTTTGGCGCCGTGAAGCGGGTGCGTGAGGTAAATGACAGTCATAGAAGAAGGGGGCCGTAGCCCCCTTTGGATTACGAAGCCATCACAACCCAGTCGGTGCCATTGCACACCAACATGGCCCACGCACCTGCGGACGCAGCAAGGATCGCCGTGCCGGCAGTGGCAGAGTTGATCGGCTGGACGTTGGAAGACGCGGACACAACGGTCTGAGCCGCAATCGTCTTGATCCACACCACGCGGCCCGTGTTGGCCGAGGCAGTGGGGAACGTGACAGTGATGCTGCCCGCGCCGTTGCAGATGACGAAGTTTTCCGTGTCGCCCAACGAAAACGAAATCGTCTTGGTGACGGGCGCGTTCAAGTCAAGTTGCGTACCATTCAAAGCGCCCGTGACTGAAACCGAAGCGCCGGTAAGAGCGCCAGTGGTTGCAATCGAAGCGCTGGTGATAGCACCCGTGACGGTAACGCTTTCGAACTCGGGGTCGCTGTACGCGACACCGACAGCCATGGTATTAGGCATGATCGATCCTTTCAAAAATGCGCGGCCCGTAGGCCGCGCTGTGCGTCAAGCCACGCGATACAGCGTCCAAGCGCCAGCGGCGCTCTTGCGATCAACCAGGCTTGCTCCGGTCGTAACGGGGTTCGTCATGGTCAAAGAACCAGAGTCAGTCCAGGCGGTGACCGCAGCGATGATCGCGGTGGCGGAAGACGTGCAAAGGTTGACCAGACTGAAAGTGAACTAA